CTATTACTTCTGATAATATTTTATATAAGCCTCGACCATGTTTCTCTACATACTGAAACAATACTAATGTATTACCATTTAATCCATTAACTAGATTTCTTATGAAACCATTTCGTTTTTCATTTCTAACGATCCAATCCATTTCTTCTTGATATGTCATTTTACATACTAATTTTCGTTCTTCATCTACATAAGATAAAACTAAACATTGTATATCTAAATTCGCTAATGTACCTTCGTCCATCAATTCTTTAGAAGTAGTAACAAAATAGGCAGGGCCAAACAATCCTTCTAATTGAAGTTTATGTGTTTGTGTGTCTTGTAATGTTCCTGTAGTTCCGAATTTGTATTTCACTTCCGTTAATGACTCCATAATTTTTGTGAGAGATTTGGCTTGAAATAAATGAGCCTCATCTCCAATGACCATACCAAATTGATTTCCAAATCCTTTCGGCATTCTCATCATTGATTGCCATGTTGTAACAACTATTGCTGCGTCTGAACCTTTATCACCACCATATATCTTGGCTACTTCACCTTTGAATCCATAGTCTTTAAAATCTTTCGCCATTTGTTCTACTAATGATGTAGTTGGAACAATGACTAACGCCTTCTTATTCTTTTTAAGAAAATTGTATCGTATAAGACTATATATAATTAATGATTTACCTGAAGCTGTAGGAGATACTAATATACACTTTTGATTATGGGCTGCGTAAGCAATTGCTTCTTTTTGATAATCTCTAAGTTCTAAAGGAATATCTTGAACTATTTCTTCATATCGTTCTATTGTAAAGACATCAGTTTCAGGGTCATATCCTTCTATCTCATAATCTCTTTCTTCACAAAACTCTTTGAGATATGTATATAAACCTAAATATAATTGATTTGTTTGAAGATGAAATAAACGAATGTATCCGTCCCAAAATTTCTTTCTGACAGCTGGAATGAAACTAGCACCAGGAACTTTGAACTTAAAGAATTCTGAAAGTTCTTTTCTAATCGAGTCTTCTGTGGAAATTGTTAAATAAACTTCGTCTTTTTTCGTGACTACGAGCCTGCCATGAATTTGCGCCATTCTATAATATTCTTTATTGTTTGATGTCTCCAAGTCAGCTGAGAAACTACATCTTGTAAATAATTAACTGTAACTTTACAGATTTCTAATTTTTCTAATGCTGTCTGTATATCTTCATCAGCCCCAAAGAATTTGTCATAATCTGATTTAAGTATTGTAAGGCCTTTAAATGGATCATAATCCCAATTTTTTTCTTGTATTTCATCTTGAGTTAGTTTTCCTGTATACCAAAGCCATTTATCTTTTTGTAAATCTTTTAATGCGTGTTCGTATTTAATTTGAATGAGTTTCTTACTTGCTAATAACTCAGCATATTTTGCGTGTAATTGTGGGACTTTAAGGGAAGAAACGTCTAATTCGATATCATCTATTTGACAATCTTTCTTCCATAATTCTTGAATTTCAGATAAAGTTTTATTCTTCATACTATATATTATAACAGCTTTTGCTGAAAAGTCAATTAGGTACTAGTTCTTATCTTAAATAGTGTGTATCTTAATGTTAAATCTGCTACTACATATTCAACTTCTGTAGAATCAGTAGCTAATGTAACAGCACCTAGAGATGTTGGAAAACAATCTTCAAACATAAATTCTAGATTTGGATTGTTAGCTGATGTATTGATTATTAAAGCGGCATCTGAATACATTTTCTTCATATCACCACTACGCGTATCGAATCCGAGCTCTGATTTTGTCACACCTGTTAAATCTACAAAATCTTCAGTATCTATACCAGGTCCTAAAGACATTATCCAATTAAATATTTCTTTATAATTTGTCATATCTTCATCTACAATAAATCGTACATTTAAGGGATCAAAAGTGATTTTATCACCAGGTACATAAGATGAAATTGCTAATTTTGTATCTAATGCCGCTTCACTAAAATTAATATTCGGCAAAGTTGCTCCGACACAAAAATATCTAGTTTTAGGTAATTTGTTTATTATTAAATCAAAATTAACTGGACTCAGATAATTTAGATTTGTAGGGAGTGTTGTCTGCCAATCAGCTGTTGCCATTTTTTATTCCATGTTCTCTACCAGGAAGATCATTCCATCTGTAGAATTTTTTAGTTGCAACAGACCAAAACCAACCAAGATATTCATGTTTCTCAGCCGGAATTTTTGATTCTACATAATCTTCTTTATTTTTCTTCATACTTACTATTTATAAAGGAGAGAGTATTGAACCCTCTCCCATATAATTTATTTCTCGTTTACAAAAGCATTAAGTTGTCTTGCGGTTTCAATAACTTCTTCTGCAGTAATTTCAATTACCGGTAAAGAAATTAAAGAAACTTCATCAGCTGCTTGATCTATAGCGAAATAAGCTGCATCAAGTTCTCGTTGTGCATTCATCTCTAATAGACCTTGTGCTTGTGAAAGTAAATCGGCTCTGATTTCGAACCCTGATTTGGTACCATAGCTTACCATGATAACCTCCTGTGTGTATGTGTATGAGTTGTCCTTTTGACTTCCCTAATCATATTTATAACAAAAAAAAGAGCCCCTTACGAGGCTCTTTTGAAACCAAAAATATGATTTAGAGTAAGTTAAGAACTTCGAAACTTCTGTAGTAACTGTTTGTTGAAGTTGCTGCCAACCCTGAGGCTGGAGTAGATCCTACAAATGGATTACTTACGATTCCGTAACGAGTTTTAAATCCAATCTTAGGTTGGAATGTGTTCTCACCTACCGCACGAACCATTTGCAGTGGAACGTATGGGCAATAGAATAGTCCAGCATCAAACGGATTTGATCCTCTATATCCAACTGTCACATAACCTTCACCTGCGCTCACGCCTGTAGGTCTTGTAGACGCACTAGCGTAATACGGGTCGATATACACTTTTAGGGATCCGTTAAGGACACCTGCAAATGTATTTCCAGTGTCATCAACTGATAAATTAGTTGACAATGCTGGAGCGTAGTCTAATACACCGGCCATTGCAAGTGCAGATGCTACATCAGACGAACAAAGAATAAAGTTTCCTTTACCCCTACGAGTTTGTCTTGCTATAACATTAGCATTTCTTTCAATGTGATACATTAAACCTTTAAATTTCTCAACTGACCAACGACCAGATGAATCAACATCTAGATCGAATTGACCGTTGACAGAAGTACCAGTTAAGTTACTTTCTGATGCAACACCTTCAATCTTGGCTTGATCATTAACATTTCTAACAACTTCTCTGTTGATTTCCGCTAGGATTTCACCAGAAAGAATGTTTGCTAGTTCTGTTTCTGCGTCAAGGCCATGAATTGCTTTAAGGTCTTGTGCGAGTTCTATAGTGTACTCAGCTTTTAGCGCTCTGCTCTTTGCGGTAACTGTAGCTTTTTCGATTGAGAATGACATTTCTGCGATAGACGCATCAATTTCAGCTGCTGCCGTAGTGTCGCCTGTACCTGTTGTGTAGCCTGTTTGGATAGCTGCGTTTGCAGAACTAGACGCAAATGGGTCTGTTCCTGCATGTGTACCTGCAGCAGAATAATCAGTATCAGCTTCATTAAATAAAGCCTCTGTTCGTCCTAGTGCTGACGTAGTATCTACATATCTTGCCTTCATTGCGAAGATAAGACCTGTAGGACCAGTCATTGGTTGTACACCACATATATCATATGCTACCAAGTTGGGCATTGCTCTACGAACTAGTGAAATTAGAATTGGATCCCAGTTTGCTGCTGTAGCGGTTGCGCCATTAGGTGCTCCTGCAACAGTACCAGTACCGGCTCCAAGTGCTTCTGTTAAAGCACCTCTATCTTCAGCCATTGCTCGTTCTTGGTTTTCAAGTATAACTGACGTTACAGCTCTTTTGTAGCTATCTTCGATCTTTGGAAGTTCGGGATGCTCTAGAACTGGTTGCCACTTTTCTTGAAGTGATTCTGACATAAACATTGTTTATATCCCCCTCATTAAGCTAAATTAATCATCTAATTTAGCGAATTTACTTATTGCGGCAGTATAACCAGCCATTCCTGGATTCGCATTTTGTACTTCATCAGTACTCAATGGATCAGTATCACTGGACGCCACAGTTGTATCGTCAGAGACAGCTTCAAACTTTCCAGTCTTGAAGTAGGCTTCTTTCAATGTAGAAACTTTCTCTTGGAATTTTTCTGCATCTTCGTAGTCTACATCTTCTGTAAGTTCTTTTAACCGCTCTTGCTCACTATCAGCAAGCTCTTGTGAAGCTTCACTAATAATTTTTTCACGCTTAAGCTCTTCGATATCTTGAGATAAAGAAATATTTTGTGCTACTTCTTCATTCAATTTATCTTCAGTATCGTCAAGTCTACCTGCTAGTTCTTCAACTACATCAAACTTGTCTTCTGGAACTTCAACGTAATGTTCCTCAAATAGTTTTTTCAAACCATTTATGAAATCTTCTGTGAGTTCGGATTTTAATCCTCGCTCGATAGCTAGCTCATTTTCTGTTACCCAGTTTTCTGCAACATAGTTAAGGTAATTATCAACTTTTTCAGTCAAATCTTCTTTGATTTCTTCAACAGCTGCATCAGTATCTTTTTGAGACTGAGCTTCTACTTCTGTAATCCTTTCCTTAACTTTTGTAGCAACTGCGGCTTCAAAAATTGTTTTAGCTTTTGTTTTGAATTCTTGAGATAAATCTTCGTCAGCAACGAGAGCTTCTATGTCATCAGTCATATCGACTTCATAAGATTCTTTCTTTACTTCTTCTTCTTCCTCTTCGTCCTCTTCTTCTTGTTTGGACTCAACAGGAGTTGTCTGTTTCTGAGTTGCTTTAGAATTTCCTTTATCTTCATCTCTATCGCCTTCAGTTGCATCCTTTGCAGGATCACCAACTGCTGGGTCTAAAGATTCAATAAAAGATTGAACTTCTTTAACAGATTTATCTTTAAGAGACTCTACTACCTTACGAATTAAGGCATTTCGACTTAGTGACTCTGAAGTTTCTTCTCCGTCGCCATCATCTTCGTCATTTTCACTCAAACCAGCATATGTGGCTTTAAGTGTTTTAGCATCCATTTCTTTCATAGACACTACAGCGTGTTTCAACAAATCAGCTTTAGACATTTCTTCCAATGAAGGAGTTTCAGAATCATCTTCTACTTCTTCTTGATTGGGAATAGATGTCTTATCTACTTTTGTTACGCCATCTGAAGGTTCCTCGATAGGATCTTGCTTCGAAGCTGCATTAGTCTTTGGTGCAGGTTTAGTTGCATCGCCGGCCTTTTTGGCAGCATCGGAGGCATGTTTTTCAGCATCAGGATCAGTCT